TCTTGTGATTTTTGCATTCTTAATCTAGCAAGTTCAGATGAATCACCTCTCAAAGAAGCTTCTAACAATGTGCCAGTGATTTCAAGAGGATTCTTGAATATCTGACAAGAGTTATAAACTACTTTAAGCTCATCTGCCCAAGCTTCAGGTGAATGACCACCTTCACCATGTGCATTACCAGTTACAATATATACATCATTCTCAACAGCGTCTAATGTAGCACCTGTTAAGTTTTTAAGTATAACTGCATTTGTATCATATCCAGATACATAAGCTGTACCTTTCAATGTAGTTTCAGTGGTATCCCAAACTTCAACAACTAAACCAATCCATGATTGATCTGGTGGATTTGATAGTCCTTTAATACCATCTACTGCAAATGCTGCTATCGCTGCACCACTTGATGCGTGCAATGCTGCAGGATCTGCATTTGCGACAAACCTTTGGTCTATCCAAGGTTGTCTGTGTTCAAACATTTTAAAAACGGGATCTGGAACACTTCTTGTCTCTTTATTAGCTATTACTGTTGTAAACGGAGTTACGTCCGTCCACAATTCTTTAACTACTTGAGGATCGATGTAAAAATTACGTCTATCCGTAAAGAGAACACCAGAAGCTCCACCGTTGTGTAGATCTTTTGCTGCCATTTTATTATCTCTCTATTTTCCCTTCACTCAACTGTCTTCTTAAGACCTTCGGTCAGGGAGGATTAACATTATTATTTTTTCCAGGACATCATTCCTTGATTAAACATCTGCTCGTCATTCATAGGAGCTTGAGAAGTACCACTAGCAACCGCAGTTGATTGTGGGACTCTCATTCTTTGCTCTCTTTGTTGAGCATCAGCAACTCTTTGCTGAGAAGCTGCTGCTTCCTTTGTGGGAGCATGTGCCATCTCATAGACTTTAAATAAAGTTTCAAATGATACATTATCAGGGTTTTGTAGCCAAGTTATAGCATGCTGCGCTTTGTTTGGTTCCCAACCTAAAGATTGAACAGCATAACTTGTTGCTTGGTTCTGTGCCATTGACTCTCTCTGTTGTTCATAAGCTACCGCAGCTTGTTCTTGCCTATAGTTGTCTACTTTACCATAATGATCTATCATATCATCTCTATATTTATCATTCGAAAGTCTATATTGGAATGAATCACTCTCTGGATCATTGTATGCATCTACCTCGCTATAAGAATGTGGTTTTTCAGGACGACTCGGAGTCTTCAAAAAATTCTGTTCTTCAACAGGTGGTTGATTGGAAGGCGATTGCTGTGTATTATTTAATAGATTTGGATTTTGTTGCACTGCTTGAGCAACAGGTCCAAGTGTATTTTTATAATATTCAAGTTCTTTATGAGCTTCTGACAGCTCGCCTGCTGTCCTATCGTGTTTTGATTGCCAGTATTCATAACGATCTGCATCTTGTTTTACTGGAGCTTGTTGCGGAGGGGATTCTGTGTCAACAGATCTTACTCCTATTACAGATTCAGCAGAAGGATATACAGCATCCCCTCCAGTAGGGATTGTAGCTTCCTCTGGCATAATGCCAGCTTGACCAATCGGAGCCCTTGCAGGATCCGTTGCGTTCATGATTGCGTCTTCTTGTGGTATTACGTTTTCCATTCTTTCTCCTAGTTTGTCATTATCAGCAACTATTACTCATCGAGTCCTAATACTTCTTCATTCATTTTAGCTTGAGGATTATCAGACTCGGCTATCATAACCTTGACTTCATCCTTAATGCTTTTTAAATGATCATTAGTTCGATTTTTATATAATTGAGCTGCAGCTGACATCTGTGCTTCCATTTTTGCCAACTTCACCTCAAAATCTTTTAATTCAACACGTTTTCTATCATGTATAGATTCACGCTGTGCAGTTTGAAGATCACCTTTAAGATTCTTGATCTCTTCTTCAGATTTCTGAAGCTGAGCTTGCATTTGAGCCATCTGACCAGCTCTCTCAAGAACGCCTTCCATATCTGCAACATCTGTTTGTTTTAATAATTCAACCTGATCTATAACTCCCATTTGGAATAGTTCTTTATAATACTCATAACGAGCCCATCTATTTGATGGCATTGTAGAACCTGAAACTACCATTATGTCATATGTGCCTATTGTGACATCATTCATTCTACCAACTATTGCATTTGTTAAGTCATCAAATACTAATTTATTGATTTGAACATCTTTAGGAGATTGATTAGGTTGTATAATTCTAAGTGTTTTTTCTTCTGTATATATCCATTGTACCATTTGTACTACAACACGACCAAGTTGATTCAAGAAAGCTTCTATATCATCCTTCTTAGATCTGATACGTCTTTGACCGAATTCATCAAGAGCTATAGTGCCTTTATATGTTTGAGGCGCTCCTCCTTGTTCTCCTTGCATTAATGCATATATACCTAAAATTCTTTCTATATCTGCTTTAGCTTCCTTCTCATTATTATATAGTTCATTAGGTAGTGGAACAGGACCCGCAACAACAGGTTGTCCTAATTCAGGATCGAATTCTATTACAGCAGTACCAGCTTTGCTCCACTCTCTTTCTAAATTCTTCTTATCTACAGACCCACGTGGAATTAGTAACTTCACGTTTGTAGAGCTAGATGCATGAGCAATTATAAGACTTCTTAGTTTATTGATATATTCTTGTAGTCCTTTTACTAACCTAACATCACTTTGAGGAAATGGGTTCCTATCATGGTGATTCATTAAAGCTAGTAAAGGATAATTCTTTATTGGTTTTATATAGTCAACTATAAGCTGATCTCCTATAGTTATGACACATCTCACTCTATCACATGTAATAGGAGTTACTTGTATCATCTTATCATTAACTAAATCAGATATTTTAATAGGAATTATATTAGTAGTTGAATTAGGGATAGAGCCATCACGCTCTTCTCCAGGCAATTTAACTACTTGCTGAGTATTAGGATCCATATATTCATGATAGACTCCATCAAACTCTTTATGCATTCTCCTAGCTTCATCAACTTCTTTAGTTTCAGTAGCATAAATAGGGTCAATATTTTTTCTATGTATAATAAAAGCTTCTTGCTTTAGGTATTTATCATATTGCTCTTTAGTAAATAAATGTTCTTTCGGAAAGTATGGATCATACACTCTCAACATAGGCATTTTAACCTTAGTATATCTCTCCATTACTTCAAGTTCTTTATCATCAGTCACACTAGAACCAGAGTTACCTCTATTATAAGGTCCTATTTGCTGTTTACTAGAACTATTGTCTCTAGTTGTAGGATAGTTCTCTAGAACTCCTGTGTTCTTTGCTTGTTTAATTAACTCTTCATATTGAGGATATTGCAATAGCAACTGAGACTCCATAGACTTCTTTGCAATTATTATATGATTGGCATCTTGCGCAAAAGGATCTCTTGAACTAGGATCAATATACACATCCATTGGATCAACAGACTTTAACATTACCTCACCTTTACCAAAATCTTCATTCATGTCAGCATAAGCCATGATACAACCCATACCCTTAACATAATAATCGTCAATAGCTTGCTTTAAAACTGTATTACCATTTGAATTATCCCATATCCAAGACATTATATCAGACATAACTCTCGCAGTCTTAACATCACTGTCTTCACGTGCTGTTGCTTGGAATTTAGGTTTATTAGTTGTGAGTAAAGCTTTAGCCTGTTCAACTGCATTATGAATACAGTTAACAACTACAGGGGATTGGTTCCTTGCTTTTAATGTATTTATTTGATCTTTAGTCCATTGAACGCCAGAACGAAACTCACTGTCTTCAGCTGCTTGCTTTGCCCACTCTGCTCTTGCTCCAGAGTATTCTCTTATCAATTCTTCGGTGAGTTTTACTTCTTCATTTTTTTGAGGCATGATTTATATTAATTAGTTAAGTAAAATTGTAGTTAATATAATATGGAGTTACACTGTTAACCAAGAATCATTTGAAAACTTACTTTTAAATGATGCTTTTTCTTCGTCATGTACCTCTGAATCTTTGTGATTTGGGGGATATATGTTTTTATTAGCATAAAAGAGTCCATCTAACAAATCATCATGCTTACCACGTGGATATAACAATAACTCGTCTCTAAGTTCTCTCATGTCTTTTAATATGTAAACCTTCTTCTGTGCAAAGTAAGGCTGCATAGTCTCCAGTCTAGACGACTTAGAATTACGAGGTCTCTCTTTTATCTCTAATCCTGATATGAATATCTTCTCTTCTTCACATCTTTTCCTAACATACTCTCGTAGCATCTCCTGATAGCCTACTGATTCTATTCTAGTCTT